GGCAGGAACAGTCAAGGTAGATAATAATGAAATATGGCAAGATTATGTAAAGACAGGTAAAGTCAAAGGATTTAGCATTGAAGGTTATTTTGCAGACAAAGCCGAACGTCCAAAAGAATTGATACCAGAACAAATGTCAAAAGAAGAACAGGCACAAGTAACAATAGATAAGTTACACGAAATGATAATGACGTTCCAAGAAACAGGTAACGTAGAACTAGAAAGTTATAGTGACTATCCGTCTGGTGTTAAAAACAACGCAAAGCGAGTTGTTGAATGGACAGAAAAAAATGGTTGGGGATCTTGTGGCACGTCAGTGGGCAAAACTAGAGCATCGCAAATCGCTAATGGTCGTCCCCTTTCAGTGTCCACGATTAAGAGAATGGCATCGTATTTAACTAGGCATCGTAAAGATTTAGACGCAAGTACATCGTATAGTGACGGTTGTGGAAAACTTATGTATGATGCTTGGGGTGGCAAAGCAGCACTTCGTTGGGCAGAAAGCAAACTAAACGAATTAGGTCTATCAGCAATGGAAGTATTGAAAAAACCCTGTTGGGACGGCTACGAACAAATCGGAACAAAGAAAAAGAATGGTAAGGAAGTACCTAACTGTGTACCCATTAAACGAAAATAGTTATGTTGAAAAGGAATCAAACTTGGCAGACACCTAGTTACACTAGTCCAGTACGATCAAATCGTGCTTGTTTATGTTCAGATGAAGACACCTACAAAATAGAATGTTGTGAGGGGTTCATTATAAATCAAGGTATAGGGAATATCAATAGAAATTCTTAAACGCCCAGTAGTTAATTTTTAAATGTTATATACAATATGAAAGCAACCGATATGTTAAAACGTTTCGAAGCATTTTTGCGTAAGTACGAATTTGCTCAAATGAAACTTGAAAACGGCACTATTCTCGAAGCAGATAATTTTGCAGAAGAAGATGCTATTTTTATAGTGACAGATGACGAAAAAGTACCCCTACCTATCGGAGATTATGAATTGGAAGACGGCAGAACATTGATTGTCGCTGAAGAAGGCATAATTGGTAGAATAGGCGAAAGTGTTGAGGAAGAAAAATCTGAAGAAATGGTAAAAGAAAATTTGGAAGAAATCCAAGAAGAAGTAAAAGAGGAAACAATGTCTTACGTGTCACGTGAAGAACTTGAAGATGCAGTTAGCGAAGTCAAGGATATGATCGAGGAAGTAAAGGCAAAACTTGAAGAAGTTAAGGAAGAAGAAAAAACCGAAATTGAAGCAGAGGACGAGAGTGAAGAAAAAAAGGAGTTGGCAGCAGAGTTGTCAAAACCTTCAGTAACTCCATTAAAACACAATCCAGACGCTGAAGCAAAAATTGGTCTTAAAAAAATTGGAATGAATAGAACTGGTTCATCTCCTATGGATAGAATTTTAGAAAAAATCAATAACATAAGTAATTAAATAAAAAAATGGCACAACCACAACCAACAATCACGACAACTTACGCAGGGGAATTTGCAGGAGAATATATTTCGGCAGCACTTTTGTCTGGTAACACTTTGGCAAACGGATTGATTACTGTTAAGCCAAACGTAAAATACAAATCAGTATTAAAAACCTTTGCTACTGACACATCAAGTATTGTAGATGCAAGTTGCGACTTTCAAGATACAGCAGACATTTCGTTAGCTGAAAAAATATTGTCGCCTACTGAATTTCAGCAAAATATGATTTTGTGTAAGGATCAATTTCAATCGGACTGGGAAGCAGTACAAATGGGATATTCAGCATTTGACAACCTGCCACCAAAATTTAGCGATTTCTTAATTGCTCACGCATCACAGCAAGTAGCACAATTTACAGAAAATAATATCTGGTCTGGAACTGGCTTGACTAACACGTTTGAAGGTTTCACTTCATTGTTAACAAATGACGCAGATGTTGTTGACGTTACAGGTACTACTGTAAATGCAGCTAACGTAATTACTGAACTAGGTAAAGTAGTAGATGCAATACCAACAGCAGTATACGGAAAAGACGACCTATTTATCTATGTATCACAAAACATTGCAAGAGCATATGTACGTGCTTTAGGTGGATTCGGTAGTGTAACAAACGGAGGTGCTAATGGTGTAGACAATAGAGGTACACTATGGTATGGTATGGGACAAGATCTAGCGATTGACGGAGTTAAGATTGCAGTAGCTGACGGACTTGGAGATAACACAGCAGTAGCTGCTCAAAAATCTAACTTGTATTTCGGTACTGGTCTTTTATCGGATCACAACGAAGTACGTGTTCTGGATATGGCACAGATTGACGGATCGCAACAAGTTCGCGTTGTAATGCGTTTCACAGCAGGTGTACAAACAGGTATCGGATCAGATATCGTGCTTTATAAAGTATAAGTAGTAAAATAATAACTTGAAAAGGGTAGGTTGGAATAGTCTTGCCTACCTTTTTTTTTAAATCTAAAAAATATGCCTTGTAATATAGCATCTGGAAGAACAGAACCTTGTAAGGATAGTGTCGGTGGACTGACTAAAGTGTACTTTGTAAACTTTGAAGATTTTGACATTGCTGACGTTTCATACGTAACAAGCAGTGATGAAATTGATAGTATTACAGCAAGTGGACAAATTGATGCCTACCAATACGACCTCAAAGGGACAAGTTCTTTCGAGCAAACAATCACATCAAGTCGTGAGAATGGGACAACGTTCTACGATCAAGCGTTAAATTTAACGTTTAAAAAATTAGATAAAGATACTCACGATGAAATTGCGTTACTTGCAGCAGGAAGACCACACGTATTCGTTGAAGATAACAACGGAAACATTTTCGCAGCAGGGTTAGAATACGGAATGGACGTTAATGGTGGGACAATAGTAACAGGTGCAGCAATGGGAGATTTGTCTGGCTATACTTTGACACTTCAAGGTATGGAGAAAAAACCTGCAAACTTCTTGTCACAGTCACTAACAGCAACAGGAGTAACAATATCGACTACTCAAATAAATCCGTAAGGGATCTAAATTTGAATTAAATTAGAGAAGGGGACGTATAGCGTCCTCTTTTTTTTTACACTTGCACCAGTTGTCGATATTCATTTGTTATATAGGTATGGAAATAGTAAAGCCGACTGGAGATAGTACAGTTAAAATAATACCAAGAGAAAGTAAAAACTTAATAGCAGTAATTTATTCAAACGTAAGTACTGATGAAGTTCTAGTTTCTGATAACAAAACCCCAGTAAATACGGATAATTCAATGTCGTTTGATTTTACGGAATCAGAAAAGACAACGTTAAATGTAAAGGAAGGTCAATTTATAAATTTCGAAATTGTAGGTGCAGCATCAATAGAAACCGAAACGTTTCAACTTTACAGAGGAAGAATGTTTGTCACAGATCAGTTAATCGACCAAATAGAAGATAAAGTTTATGACATCAATAAAGGCGTTTACAAGGAAAACCAGAGTGACAATGAATTTATTATATACTAAATTATGAGTGAGATAAAAATTGTACAATTAAGTTCATATACTTCTCCAGAAATCAAAGTAGAGAAGCGAGATAATTATGTGACTTACGGAAACAAGAATAACTACTTTCAATATTTAATTGACAGGTATACAGGTAGTCCTACTAACAATGCCGTGATCAATGGTGTTTCACAAATGGTATTCGGTAAAGGTTTAGACGCAACGGATAGCAATAGAAAACCAAACGAGTACGCACAAATGGTAACTCTATTGCATAAAGATTGTGTACGTAAATTAGTATATGATTTGAAGTTAATGGGACAATGCGCCATTCAAGTTATATACAGCAAAGACAGAAAAACAGTTGCACAGGTAGAGCATATGCCAGTCGAAACTCTCGCAATGGAAAAGTGTAACGATAAAGGAGAGATCGAAGGGTTCTATTATTGTAGCGATTGGTCGAAAAAGAAACCAAGTGAAGAATTGCAACGTATACCTGCTTTTGGAACAAGCAAAGAACCTATCGAAATACTTTATGTACGTCCCTATGTAGCAGGGCATTATTATTATAGTCCAGTCGACTATCAAGGTGGCTTACAATACGCAGAACTAGAAGAAGAAATAAGTAACTATCACTTAAACAACATTATGAACGGACTAGCACCGAGTATGTTAGTGAACTTCAATAATGGTGTGCCAAATGAAGAAGAACGTTCGAACATTGAACAGCGTATAATTCAAAAATTCAGTGGTAGTAGTAACGCAGGTAAGTTTATTCTATCGTTTAACGAAAATGCAGAAACGGCAGCCGATATACAGCCAGTACAATTAAGTGACGCACATAACCAGTACCAGTTCCTTAGTGACGAGAGTATGAAAAAGATAATGGTAGCACACAGGGTTGTTAGTCCAATGCTTTTAGGTATCAAAGATCAAACAGGTTTAGGAAACAACGCAGAAGAATTAAAAACTGCTAGTACGTTAATGGATAATATCGTAATACGTCCTTTGCAGAATTTGTTGATTGAAGCATTTGATCAAATACTCGCTTTTAACCAGATCAGTTTGAATTTATATTTTAGAACGTTACAGCCGTTAGAATTTATAGATTTAGAAAATGTTGTAACTGAAGAACAACGTGAAGAAGAAACTGGAGAAAAAATTGAAGAAGAAGTTAGTACAGTTTTAGCAAAATTATCAGCAGAAGAAAAAGGCGATATTGAACTAGACGATCACGAGTATCTAGGCATACTTTCTGAATTACACGCAGACGTAATTACAGATGATTGGGAAATGGTTGCTAAACGTGAATACAGCACTTCTAACGTAAGCGATGAAGAATGGGCATCAAATAATATTAAGCCAAAAGAAACAACGCTACAAAAGTTAGCTAACGTCATTACATCAAAGCCAAGTGGATTTAGTTATTTAGACAAATCATTTTATAAAGTAAGATACAGGTACGCTGAAAAGTACAGCAGTTCAAATACACGTAAGTTCTGTAAAGCAATGATGCGAAGGGACAAAGTGTATAGACTTGAAGACATTGATCAAGCAAGTATCAATGGTGTGAATAGAAAATTTGGACACAAGCAAAAACCATACGATTTATTTAAATTCAAAGGTGGTGTAAACTGTGGTCATTACTGGGAACAGGTATTGTATAGATTAAAAACTAAAACCGACGGATCACGTTATGACGATAATGGCAACCTTAATCAGTTTGAAGAAACCAACAGCATACCAAAAACGTATGAAGCAAAACCAAGAGGTACTGCAAGATCACAGCAAGTCGAAGTAGATAGAGCAGATAAAGGAAGATACCCAAATAGTTAAGATATGGCAACAGCACTACTTATTAGCAGAACAGATCTAGTCAAAAATACAATAGTTGACGGCAACGTTGATACGAATAAATTTATACAGTTCATTCGAATAGCACAGGAAATTCATATACAGAATTATCTCGGTACTAGTTTACTAGAAAAAATACAGGCATTGATAATTGCAGGTACTCTAAACGCAACCGACAATCCAAATTACTATAATTTAGTGAATGACTATATAAAGGATATGTTGATACATTATGCAATGGTCGATTACATTCCGTTTGCGTCTTATCAAATCCAAAACAAAGGTGTTTTTAAGCATACCAGTGAGAACGCAGAGATACCAGAAAAAACAGAAGTAGATGTATTGATTGACAAGCATAGACAATTTGCTCAATTTTTTACACGTAGATTTTTGGACTAC